CCGCGCCGAAGAGATCGAGAAGCTATCGCCGGCCAAGCGCCGGTTCCTGAACATGGTCGCGTGACCATCTGACAGCCGGAAAGACGGCCAATAACAAAAGAGGAACGCACAATGACCCATCCGGACACCCCGGAAGTCGGCGGCGCAACCGATGATACTGTCATCGCTGCCGAACCGACCATTGAAGATCGGTTCGCAGCGTTTGCGAACGAAGAACCCGAAGAGGAACCCGAAGCTCCCGCCCAAGAGGCAAGCGACGAATCCTCCGAGGAAATCAGCGAAGAGGACATCGAAGAGGACGAGCTTCCTCCCATCGATCCGCCGAACTCGCTAACCGCCGAGGAAAAAGAGGCCTTCAAAAATCTCCCGAGAGAAGCGCAGGAATTTACCGCGCGCCGGATCGGGGAACTTGAGAAGGGCTTTCAATCCAAGGCGCAAGAAGCGGCCCAGATCAAACAGGCCGCGCACATCGAAGCGCTTCAGGCCGTGGAGCAAATCAAGGCGCAAGCCGTCGAGCAACTCCATGCCTATGCCAAGCAATTCGAGGTCCAGCCTCCATCGGCTGCGTTGTTCACGCAGAACCCGGAGGCCTACGCCCAGCAGCTCGAAGCCTATCAGTATTACACCGCTCAGCGCGAAGCCGCGCAGCGGGATGCCGATAAGGCCCGAGGCGAGCAGGCTCAGATTCAACAGCAGCGGGCTGAGTTGCAAGCCGAAAGGTTCCAGCAGCAGCTTGCGGCCGAACTGCCGGAAATCCTCGATCCCGAAAGCGGACAGCAGCTCGTCAAGGAGCTGAATGCCACCGCCGAACTCCTAGGGTTCGATCCCAACCAGATTTCCGACGTGTCAGCGATCAAGGCGCTGAAGACCACCTCCGAATGGAAGGCCAAGGCCGAAAAATACGACAAGCTGATGGCCCAGAAGATGGAGAAGGTCCGCCAGGCGAAAAGCCTGCCCAGGGTGTCCAAGCCGGGAACGGCCCAAGGCACGGGGGCAGCTGCCAACCAGCGCTACACCGCCGACCGAGACGCCATGAGGAGGGGCGACCGAGACGCAGCCGCAAGGGTGTTCGGACGCTTCGTCTAATCCCAACCAAATTAAACAGAAAAGAGTCAGGCAATGACCGTACCTTCAGGCACTACGCAAACCTATGGCGTGGTGGGTCGCCGTGAAGACCTCACGGACGTGATCCACGACATCACCCCCACCGATACGCCCTTCATGTCGGCGATCGGCAAGGGCGAAGCCAAGAACACCTTCCACGAATGGCAGACGGACGCGCTGGCAGCCGCCACCGCGAACAACGCCAACGTCGAAGGCGACGACGCCGCTAACGACACCCTCACTGCAACGGTTCGGCTGGGCAATTACACCCAGCTCGCCGACAAGGTGATCCAGGTTTCGTCTTCGCAGCGCGCCTCTGTTAACGCGGGCCGCGGCGATGAACTTTCGTACCAGCTGATGAAGCGGTCGAAAGAGCTGAAGCGCGACATGGAATCCACCCTCACCAGCAACAACGCGTCGGTCGCCGGCAACTCCTCGACCGCGCGCAAATCGGCTGGCTTCGAAGCGTGGATCCAGACCAACGACGACCGTGCTTCGGACGGCAACAACACCGCCTTCTCGGGCGGCATTCAGGCAGCGGCGACGGACGGCACGCAACGCGTGTTCACCGAATCGCTGCTGAAGAACGTCCTGTCGCTCTGCTACGACAACGGCGGCGAGCCGAACCAGATCATGGTCGGCTCGTTCAACAAAAAGCAAATGTCGGCGTTCCCCGGCGTCGCGGACCAGGTTCGCGATACCGGCAACAAGCGGGCGACCATCGTTGGCGCAGCGGACGTATATGTGGGCGACTTCCACGAGCTGGACATCGTTCCCAACCGCTTCAGCCGCACGCGCTCGGCCCTCGTGGTCGATCCGAGCATGTGGAAGCTCTGCTACTACCAGCGGTTCAAGACCGAGGATCTGGCGAAGACGGGTCACTCCGATCGCAAGATGCTCAGCGTCGAGTTCACGCTGGAGAGCTGCAATGAGAAGGCCTCGGGCTGCGTGGCGGATTTGACGACCTCGTAGTTCCAGTAGCCCAGTCAGCTTAACTCGGGGGCGGCTCTTTCGGGGGTCGCCCCTTTTTATTGGGGGGCGCCAAATGGCCGAACGCCTCTTGGACTTCGATCCCCTCACGGGGCTGAAGACCTTCCACAATTTCGACGAGTCCACACAGGAAACGATCATCCGCTACGAGCAGGATGTCGAGCCGGTGCTGGACGCAAACAAGTGGGATCAGAACCACGCCGACAAGAAGATGGGCGATGGCCTCGTTCATGTCGCCAGAGTCCCCGTGGGCGTGCAACTCGAATGGTTTCACAAGCACGGTGTCGCAATGTGGAACCCTGACCACCGAAAACGTGTGAACCGGCTGCTCGACAGTAACGAATATATGTATTTGAAACGCCTCCCTATCAGGATCGGAAATCACGGGTGACCATCGCCTCCTATTCCGAACTGGTCACGGAGATCGGGGCATGGCTCAACAGGTCTGACCTGTCGGCGCGCATCCCGACGTTCATTCGCCTGTTTGAGGCGAGGATGAATCGCCGCCTGCGCGATCCGGACATGGAAGCGGTCGGCTCCATCGCTCTTGTGACGGGGACCGAAGGCTATGATCTGCCGTTCGGCTTCCGCGAAGCCCGCTTGGCATATATGGACGCGGCTCCCCGCATCTATCTCACGCCGATGACTCCGCAGTCTCTACGGAGTGAATTCACCGGACAGGAAAGCGGAAATCCGGAGGCTTATGCGATAATCGAGGGGCAGATCGTCCTCGCCCCCGCTCCGACCTCGGATGCGACCTTGAAGCTGGTCTATTATCGCGAACTGACCGGTATCGACACGGGTAACGCCACCAACTGGCTGCTCGACGCTCATCCAGATTGCTACCTGTTCGGCTCGCTGTGCACGGCCTCGGCGTATCTTGTCGATGACGAGCGGCTGAATGTGTGGAAGGCTGCCTGGGATGAGGCAATCGAAGAGATCATGCAAGACGGCAACAAGCGCCGCTTGCCGGGGGGGCCGCTTGTTGCGCGGTCCGAGTTCTTTGAATGAAGTTCGGCTCCTGGACGCCGGACCTTCCAGAGTTCGGCCATGATGGGCTGGTCAAGGCCCGTAATGCCTACTCAGGGGTATTGGGTTACGAGCCGATCAAGGCGCTGTCTGTAGTCACCGCAGCCCTGCCCTATGCGTGGAAGGGTGGCGGCGCGTTCCAGGGAGCGGATGGCACTACCGCTTTGCTCGCGGGAACCAACAACGGCCTCTACAGGCTGACCGCCACCACGCAGACGAGCATCGCTTCCGGCTCCTACACGGCCAACTGGTTCTTCTGCCAGTTCGGCAATCTGGTTCTGTGCTTCAACGGAGCCACGCCGCTCAAATACACGCTGACCTCTGGAGTAGGAACGTCTCTCGGCGGAAGTCCGCCAACCTGTGCGTTCGGCGCAATCGTCCGGGATTTTGTGTTCGTTGGCGGCAACACGACAAACCAGAACCGGGTTTATTGGTCGGCGATCGACAATGCCGAAGGATGGACGATCGGGACCAACCAGTCCGACGTTCAGGACTTGCCCGATGGCGGGCCGCTTACGGGATTGGCGGGCGGCGAGTTCGGCCTGGCCTTTCAGGACGAGGCGATTCACATCTTCGAATATGTCGGTGCGCCGACGATCTTCACCCGGCGCAAGGTCGCGAACAATGTTGGCGCGCTGTGCCATGGGGGCATAGGTCAGCACGACCGCAAATATTTCTTCTACTCTCGCCGCGGTTTCTACAAGTTCATTGACGGGGAGGTGGTCCCGATCGGCCGCAACAAGGTGGATCGGACGTTCCGCACCACCTACTCGGTTGACGAGATCAAGAACAACCTTCGCTGCACCATCGACCCGGAAAGATCACTGGTCATCTGGTCGATGTTTGATCGGCTCTGGGTTTACAATTTCGACAACGACATGTGGTCGGACATTCTGGTCACGGGGATCGTCGGGATTACGACCGGGCGCACCGCTTCTCTGACGCTTGAAGACATCGCCGTCACCTATCCCTCGATCGAGAATGTGACGCCGGCCTTCGACGATCCGTACTGGTCGGGCGGAAACCCGATGCTCTTGATCGCGAATAGCGACGGCAAGCTCTATTCGTTCGGATCTTCAAGTAATCTCGAGGCCCAGTTCCGGCTTCCGCAGATGGAGCCCAATTCGGGCCGGACGTCGCACGTTCGCAACAGTCGGATCATCGGCAACATGACCTCGGCGCAAATGTCAATCGATGCCCGGATGAGGATGGGCGACAGTCCGACGAATACGGTTTCGAACGATTTCCGGGGCAATGGCGAAGTGCCGATCCGGGCATCCGGAAGGTACATTCAGCCGGAAGTGATTTTGGCCTCGGGGACGGTCTGGAGTTCGGTCCAGGGGCTGGAGCTGGAGGCGGCAGCGGGAGGACGGCAGTGACGGCCTACATCCCGCCGCAGTATAACTCGGTTCCGGACTGGATGCGGCTGGTCGCTAATGCGCTCAATCCAATCCTGCAGGAAAACGGGGCGCAGCCTCTCGGGTTCGGCCAGCCAAAGGCAAGGGCATATTCGCGACCCGAGGCTTTGGACATGGTGCAGGACGAGCTTTCGGGCTTCGTCGGGTTCGCGGAAGATAGTTCGACCACTGGAGGATACGGCTACCCAGTCTATTGGGTCACGCGAAGCTCTGACGACCCCAACACGCCGGGGACGCTGAGATACGCCATTGCCCAGGCGTCGGCGGGAGGTGGCGGGCGGATCATCTTCGACCCGCGAGACGAAATTGACCTAATCCTTGCCTCGCGCATTAACGTGCCGGCGAACTGCACGATCGCAGCTCCAGGGCGTAACGTCAGAATCAGGGCGTGGTCGGACACCGCGCTCTTCAACGTTCCAACCACCAACATCATTATTCGTTATCTCGAACTTTCCCACCTCATCGATCCGACCGGAATCAACAACAAGCTGGTGTTTGGCGATCCGGGTTACGACGCCGACCAAGGCGGTCCCGCCAATCAGGCTGACGCAATCACGGTCATTCCGACCACGGCCGATAAGATCTGGATCGACGAGTGCACGTTCCAGCACCTTTCGGATGGAGCGATCGACGTTTCCAGTTCTGCTTTGACCAACGCGTCTGGAGGCCCGTGCCACTTCACGGTCAGCCGGAGCATCGTGAGAGGACAATACAAATCTATGCTCTGCGGCTCGTCATCGACCGCAGCTGGAGATGTGCCTTACACGAACTCGCGCAAGGTGTTCGGCACGTATTTTGAAAACTGGTACGACCACTGCGCGGAGAGGCATCCCCGAGTTGGGGCTCTTGGTTATGCCGATAGCGTCAACAACGTATTCGACATCGCGCAGCTCCAGACCGACGATGGAGTTGCGACGGGCGCCTACGGGATTGCCTCGCTGTACGGCGGATGGGTTCAAACGAGGGGGGATTTGTTCCGCTCCTTGGACGGAGTTGCGACACTTGCAGTTCAGACTTCAGACGGAACGAGCATTCCGGAATCGGCGACTATCAACTCGGGCTCTGCCACTGAAGGCGGGCTGACGATCCAGACGCGTAACACCGGAACGCCGACTGCGCTGCCTTACTCTCTGACCGCCCAAACCGTTCCCGACGTTGGTCCGGCAAGGAAGGACTGGGCCGATACGATACGCCGCAATGCCGGGGCAAGGGCGGAGGCCATGCCGCGCGGCGAGTTTATCTACGACGAAGACGGCACCAAGACGGTCAACGGAATTACGATCCGCTCGGCTCCTGGGGGTGGTCAGTTCCAGATTGACAGCCGGCAAGACAATACTGTTCCCATTCCGGAGGCGCTGAGCGGGGCATCTGCGGCGGCTCTGTGGACGCGGGGATCAACCAAGACCCTTTCGTCTGATACTCTGACCATTGACGGCACGGCCACGGTCTGGGCGGTCAACCCGGAAAGCGGCACGACCGATAATATTTCCACGATTAACGGCGGCGTGGACAACCAGCTTTGCCTGATCCGGCCCGCCTCTTCGAGCTACACGCTTTCGTTCATCACGGGCGGGAATATCACGCTCGGCTCATCGGGAACGTTCAGCCTCACCGGAAGCAAAGATTGCGCTTTGCTTCGCTATGACGCGGGGATTGGTGCGTGGGTTGTCATTTCCCAGCCCGGAAAGAAGTCGGCGGCACAGAGCGATAGTACGGCAACCACGGTCGCGGGCATCGTGGCGGATTTCAATTCATTGCTGGCGAAAATGAGAACGGCGGGCCAGCTCGCTTGATTGTTTCCTATCTTCCGGAGCCGGAGAAACACCCGCTCTGGCCCGGAATACAGGAGCTTCTGAAACCCGCCGCTGAATATGGCGAAATCCCCGTCTTCGGAGATGGGGAATGCCTCTGGATCGCGTTCGACGGGCCAACCGTGTTCGCGGCCGGGACAACCTTACTGTGGAACGACGGCGAGGCTGAAATCCGGCTCTGCGGCGGAGTTCGGCACAGGGAATGGGTTCGCGAGGCGCTGAGCCTCGTGGAGCAGTGGGCGCGGTCTGCGGGAGCATCCCGGCTCACCATGCGAGGGCGGAAGGGTTGGGCGCGCTACGTGCGTGCTTTCGGGTGGGGCCTTCGCGGAATCGAAGACGGAAAGCAGCTTTACGAGAAGGTACTGTAAATGGGCGGTGGGTCTAAATCCAAAAGCGAAAGCTATTCCGGCTCGGGGCAGCTGTGGGCTCGTCCCTATGCGCGCCAGGCCGTGCAGAGCGTGCAGGGTGTGTTCAACGCCAACCAGCCAGGCCTCCAGAAGCTCACTGATATTGCGCAGGGTCAGCTTGTCCCCTCGTTGCTCAATCAGTTCAAGGCTGGCGGCGACGTCAACGCGCAGGCACAGGGCTACAACTCCGACGTGCTTTCGGGCAAGTATATGAACGGCAATCCCTATATCTCCAAGATCCTCGAACAGCTCGACCGCGGCGTTTCCGATCAGGTCAATTCGCAGTTCGAGAACTCGGGCCGTTACGGGTCGGGAGCACAGGCTAACGTGCTCTCGCGCAACCTCGCCGACGCCAACTCGAACGTCCTTTATCAGAACTATTCCGACGAGATGAACCGCATGGGTCAGGCGGCAGATTCGGCGCAGCGCGGCAATGTTGCCGGTGCGGGCCTGTTGCAGGCGGCCTTGGGAACCGGGGCGCAGCTTCCCTATATGGGATCCAATAGCCTCGCCGATTCTCTCGGGGCGCTGTTCTCCGGCGGCACGGAAAAGAGCACGCAGAAAGGCCAGGACCCGATTTGGGGCGCGATTGGCGCCGGCCTCGGCGCGGCGGGCGCGGCATTTTCGGATCGTCGCCTCAAGACCAAGATCAAGAAGGTCGGCGAGTTCGCGGATGGGCTGGGAATGTACGAATTTGCGTACAAGAGTAATCCCAACCAGATGTTCAAGGGCGTCATGGCCGATGAGGTCAAGGACCTGCGTCCGCAAGCCTACATTCCGAACTATCGCGGCACGCCCTACGCCGGCGTCAATTACGGCGCCCTCTAATGTTCAACGACACCAACCCGGCGCTTGCTTCCGGGATGGGCCTCGCCTCGTTGCTGGCGACGATCCGGGGACTCTATCCGAATGCCCAGGTCACGTCCGGCTACAGGGGGCCGAACAACCCCCTGACGCAGCGTAACCCCGCTTCGCTTCACGCGCGTGGGTCGCCGCAAGACCCTCGCGCGGTTGATGTGGCCCCGATCCCGGGCATGTCGTTCGACCAATATGTTTCATCGGTGAAGAATGCCGGCGTTCCGATCTCGCAGGCCTTCGACGAGGCGAAGCATCCGTTCCCGTGGACCACCGGCCCCAACTGGCACCTTGCATCAGGAACCGCGCCAATGGCAGCACGCAAACCCAAGACGCTGGCAGACCTTGCCAGCCCGCCTCTATCGACGCCTCCGATCAACGGCGAGCAGCCATCTAATCTCGGTCAGTCACCGATGACTCTAGCAGGGCTTGCTTCTCCACAGATTCCCGACGTTCCGACGAAGAAGCCGAGCCCGTTCACGGCGGGCAACATCCTGGGTGTCCTTGGCGATGCATTGATGGCCTATGGCGGACTCCCGCCACAGTTTGCTCCCGCGCTCCGCCACCAGCGCGAGGACGACAAGCAGGCCGAGCTCGCGCGCGAACGCCTCGCCACAGAGGTTCAGCTTGCTCAGAAGAAGGCGATGGAGCCGCCGCAGTGGCTTCAGGATGCGACGATTTTCAACAGGCTCCCCGATCAGCAGAAACAGACCGTTTTGGATTATCGCAACGCAATGTTCCCCGTCGTCGCCGACTTCCAGGGGCCGGACGGGAGCGTGGTTCGCCGCGCCGTGCCTCGCCAGCTTCCGCCCCGCGCTGGTGCGGTTGAGGACGGCTATGTGTTCCTTGGTGGTGATCCCGCCGATCCGTCGAATTGGAGAGCGCAGTAATGGCCGGACGACCGTGGGAAAAGTATGGCGCTCAGACGAAGCCCGCTAACCCGCTCCTTCCTGCGCAGACGACGAAGGCGACGAACGAGGCCGTTGCGTCCGCCTATGATCCCGCAAAAGCCGCCGCCGACGCGCGCATTGCTGAGCTGACCGCGCAAATCAAATCCATAGAGGCCAACAGCGCTGGAGCAAAAACCCAGGCCGAGTTGACGCAGGCCAACCTTCAGATCGAGAAACTGCGCGCCGAGCTCGCCCAGCTTCAGACCGGCAAGGGTGGGGCGATGAAGGCGCTCCAGAGCCAAGTGGATCGCGTCAACAACCTGTTCGAGAACAACATCCAGGGCGGAATGCCAAACGTTTTCAACAACGTCATTCCCGATGCCGTTCAGCCCGGCAAGGCGCAGTTCGACACGGCCGCACAGGGCCTTACCAACCCCTTCATGGCCGCGTTCCGCATTCCCGGAGTGGGCGCTCAGTCCGACACGGAGCTTCTACAGTTCATCCGCGCCAACGTTCCCCAGCAGGGCGACAGTGACGCGGTAATCGCGGAGAAGCTGAAGAACATCCAGACGCGCATCGACGCCGAAAAGCCGCTTGCTACGGCTCCGCAGGCCACTCCAGATGGATCGCAGTTCCAGCAGTCGCAGGGAAAGACGCAAAGCAAGGTCGATCCAACCTTGAAGGCGCTCGGACAGCGAGTTGGGCGGATGGTGGCTAACGGCGCATCGGATTCGCAGGTTGTCGATTTCATCCGCAAAAATGGCGTTGATCCGGGCTCGACCAACATCCAAGGTGTCCTTAGCTTCCGCAAGACGACTGATTTCAAGGCGTGGCAGCGCGCCAATCCTGGCAAGGCCTATCCGATCGGTCCAGAGTTCTACACCAAGGAAATTCCGCTCACTGGAGCCCGGAAGCTGTTCAACAAGACGGCCTCCACCGACGCTGGCGGAGCCATCGCGGCAGGATTGGCGGCGAGCGCCAACGCGATCTCCGGTGGCCGGCTGGACAATGTCGTTGGGGCGCTTTCCGGCGATCGTGAAATGGCGCGCACCGGCATGGAGTTGCTACGCACCAATCACCCGCTTGCGTCGGTAGCCGGGGATGTGGCCGGACAAACGTCTCTGGAGGCACTTGCAGGCGCCGTTCCGGGCGTTCGCGGGCTCATGGCTACCCGGTGGGGCCGGAGGGGCGCGGATGCGCTATACGGCGCTTACAGCGGCTCTGGCGAGGACGATGGCGACCCGTTGACTGGCGCGCTTGCTGGCGCAGTGACTAATGCCGGGTTCGGAATGGCTGGGCGCAGCGCTCAACGGGGTGTCGGTCGCGCGATGACTGGCGTTCGCAACGCCAATCTGGGTTATCTCAATAACGCCGAAGTTCCATTGACTCTCGGGCAGATTGCTCGCGGCTCGGAAAACGTTCTCGGCAATGCAATCGGCGGGCTGGAAGAGCGCGCTCGCGGACTTCCTGGGATGGACGCCGTGATTGGCGCTGCTCGGCAGAGGGGTGACAGGGGTTTCAACCGCGCCGCCTTCCGTGAAATGGGCGGAAGTGGTGCTACGGGAGCGGCGGGGATTGCAGAAGGCCAAGGTCTGGTCAACAACGCCTATGGCTTCCTCGATCCGATCAATTTGCCGCTCGATGCGCCCTATGCCGGAACCAACGCGGGCATTCGCGCGAACCTTCCTCGGAACCTTGGCGCAGGCGTGGCCGACCGCTTGGACACCATCGACAATGCGTCGGCCAACGGAACTCTGTCAGGCCGTTCATGGCAGGACTCAATCCGCGGCGTCCGCGCCGATCGCGCGTCACTTCGCGGGCAACCCTTCTCCGATCAGGCGGTGAATGCTCTCGATGATGTAGAGAACAATTTGCATGGGCTCGCAACCCGGCAAGGGCCACCTGATACGGTTGCAAACCTTGCCGGAGCCAACCGGCTAAACGCGCAGTTCCAGACCCTCGCGTCCGCGCTTGATAATGGGCCGGCACAGAAGGCCGATGAGCTGTTCAGCGCCGGACGGTTGGATGATGCGTCCCGTGTCAATGCGCGGAACTTCGGAGGTCGCACCGCTTCGCTGACCGGCAACCGCCCGTTCTATGACCTGACTTCGGCGGGCAAAGAGGTGATGCCGAACCTCACTCCGGACTCCGGCACGGCGGGACGCATCCTCCTCATTCCCGCAGCCACTGGCATCGGCGGGGCCGCGGCGGGCTTCCTTTCCGGGAACGACAAAGCGAAAGACAGCGCCTCTGGCGGGGGTCTCGGGCTGGGCGGCGGGCTTACGCTCGCGGCCCTGCTGTCAGCGCCATACTCACGCACCGGCCAGAGGGTCATTCAGAGGGCTTTGCTTGGGCAACGGCCCAGGGCTATGCAAACGCTGGGCGATCTGCTCATCAACAACCCGCGCTTCCTGGGCCTTATCGGGGCGGGCATCGGGCGCGATGCCCTGCTTCAGCCCGAGCTACCCGAATAAGTAACAGGCGGCGACGAAACCGCTAATCCCCAAGGCCCAGCGGCCTACGGGGCTGGTCAACATGGAGACCAGCATCATTCCGGGCATGGAGCGCGGATCGAACAGCACCCCCTCCGGTCCACAGGCCCCGTCCTCGGATCGGGCGTCCTTGGCGAAGACCTTTTCGATCTTGACGGTGCCCATCTCCGGGTCGGCGTTCACCCCGATAACTGCCGGATGTGTGCAGACCAGCTCGTAATGCCTGCATTTGAGACACGGAAATTCGACGGCGGGAGACCTTAGCTCCGCCCGAACCTGACGCACGCGCCCTCTGGCCGCTTCCATGCGATCCACGGGCAGATTCTACCTTCAAACACCCGAAAAAGGAAGTCGAATGCCATCCATTTTCGACTGGAGCAGCACTGCGTCCTCAAACACGACCTGTGACAGTATCAACGTCAATACGGGAATGTCGCCGGCCAACGTGGACAACGTGTTCCGGTCCATCATGGCGCTCGTTCGCGGAACCTTCGCTTCCGCGCTGCAAACCTTCCTCGCCGGATCAGCACCGCTTCCGCTCGCCAATGGCGGGACGGCAGGCACCGATGCAGCAACCGCACTTAGCTCGCTCGGAGCGCTATCCTCGGCATATCGGGACTTGCCCCTCACCACCAAGTCAGCGGCGTTTACCTTCGCCGATTCCGAGCGCGGCGGACGCATCCGCTACACGGGCGCCGCTGCGGCTGCGACAATCAATCCCAACGCCACAACCGCGATCACGGACGGGGCCTGCTACGTCATTCGCAACAAGGGAACGGGCGCCCTCACCATTACTCGGGGAGCTGGCGTCACCCTTTACAAGAACGGCTCCACAACCTCTGCCGACGCGGTTCTGGCCGTTGGCGGCGTCGCCACCCTGGTTCGCGATGGCACCGACGATTGGACCATCACTGGATCGGGCATTTCATGACGGGCATCCTCGCCGTTGTGGCGGGTTCCTATCCCGGCGCCGGGACTCCCGCGGTCTCTATTTCTGATAGAACGATCAGAAAGATCGCGATTGGCGGTTCGGCAACGGCGACCTACCAAATCACCGACGACGGCACGGTTCGTAACCACAACAACACCGTTCTGGAAAGCTGGCTCAACGGGGCTGGTGGATCAGTCGCCAATTACGAAGTGCGCGCCACCGTTATATCCGGGCCGCTGACCAGCGGAACGACCGGCACATGGCTATCCTGCTCAACCACGCCGGCGTGGAGCCTGACGAACTCAGCACAGGACAATTCTACCGACGTGGCCGTGATTTTGATTGAGATTCGCTTGGCTTCAACAGGCGTCATCCAAGACAGCGCCACAATCACGCTCCAGGCTGAGAACGACAATACAAATTGAATGGAGACGAAGGGCGCGCAGTGACACACGATCATCGTTGGCTCGATGGAGCCGCATGGCTTTCGGCTGGCGTTGCCGCCTTCAGCTTCTGGCAGGGGGTGGCGTTGGCCGTGACCATCGTCGCCGGCCTCGTGTCGATCATGCTCGGGTTTCTGCGCCTTTACGACCGGCTGAAATACGGTCCGGCAAGGGGGCAGGAATGAAGCGCGAACTCCGCACCATCCTGAAGGCGCTCTATGATGCTGTGGCCTCAGAGCCGATCCCGCAAAGCATTGATTCTGTCCTACGGCGTCTCTCGGATAAGTCCGATGTCCGCCGTCGATGACATGCTGGCAGCGCTAGTCAAGCGCGAAGGCGGTTACTCGAACAATCCGAAGGATAGCGGAGGAGCCACGCGCTACGGCATCACCGAACAGGTCGCTCGAGCCTTCGGTTATTGCGGCGACATGCGGATGCTCCCGCAGGACAAAGCCATTGAAATCTACCGGCAGCGTTACTGGATCGACCCAAAGTTCTATGATGTCTCTCTAAGGTATCCGATCCTCGCTACCAAGTTGTTCGACACCGGCGTGAATATGGGGCCACAGACTGCCACGCGGTTTCTGCAACGTGCGCTGAACGGCCTCAATCGGGCCGCCACCGAGTTCCCCGACATGAAAGAAGACGGGTCGATCGGACAGATGACACTCTCCGCCCTGGACGCATTCAAGACGCGCCGCGGCGATGCCGGGGAAACGGTACTTATGAACGCCGTCACCGGCCAGCAGATCGTCCGGTACATCGAGCTCGCCGAGAAGAACTCCGACAACGAGGCCTTTCTCTATGGCTGGCTCGCCAACAGGGTATCGCTAGCATGACCATCCCCGGTTGGCCCCCAAGAGACTGGAGGGCCTTGTTTGCCCTTGTCGCTTCAGTAGTCGGCGCCGCGACCCTCACCGGCTTCGCCGCGTGGCTTGTCTGGATTTTGTGGACGTGGCGCGGTTTGGATGAGGTTCGGATTGACGCGCTTGCCAAGGCGCTCTTCGGCGTTCTGTTCATCGTCGGGATCGTGCTCGTGTCCCTTGGCCTGGCAATCAACCGCCGATCGATTAAGGGATCCATTCTCGGGGCATCATTTGAGGCTGAAGGCGGAGACGATGCTCCGTAGCGCGCTGCTCGCGCTCTCCGTCTCCGCCAGCGCAATGTATCCCAGAACCGAAGTCTTCGACGGAATGCCGCCGTCGAGGTTTCGCGCGCCAGCTACCATGACCGTTGAAACGGGGTCGGTCGATAAGTGCGGCAAGGCGGCACCGGGCCTCTTCTTCGAGGCGTGCGTGCGGAACAATGTGGTCCACGTCGCCAACCCCTGCGACTACCCCGGTGAGCAGTTCGCCAGATTGCTTTGCCACGAACAAGCGCATCTCAATGGCTGGCCTGCGGAGCATGGCGCATGAGCATCCGTCATCCAGAAACCGCCGAAGACAAAATGGCGCAAGTCCCGCTCATCGGCTGCGGTTGCCTCATACTCGCACTGGGTGCGATGGCCGCACTTGTGTGGTGGGCGATGCTGTGAGCGCATTCTTCACCCTCGCCGCGCTCAAAGCCCTGGGCGGGCGCGCCCTCAAATGGCTGGGCAGTCTCAGCTTCTGGCAGCTCGCCTGCCTCGCCCTCGCGAGCTTTGCTCTCGTGCAGCACTTTGTCATCGCCGACGCTCGTCACGATGCTGTCAACTATAGGAGACAGCGGGACGAATACAAAGCTCAGCTTCAGGCGATCTCAGCTAAGCGCAACGAACAGAAGGTCGTCACCCGCGACCGGATCAAGGTCGTTGAGCGCACGATAAAGAGCGCCGACGAGAGGGCGAAGGTTATTGAGGCCGCACCCCCGGCCCCTGACTGCAAGACGAACTCTCAGGTTTTGGGAGCGGATTTGTGACGCGCTCGCTCGACGCTGCACCCCCACACGGCTCCCCCCGCGAAAGCGTTGAGCAGCAACCCGACGAAGGAAAGCCAATCTATTACAGACACGGCGCTCTCCGGAGTAGCGAAAGGCTTGCGCTAGCACAGATGTCCGGCTATAGCAATCCTCGCAGGTCCGAGCCGGTGAATGGCCGGGGTAGGTCTTGCACCGGCGGCCTCCGGGGAGTTTTCGACTTTAACGCCGAGAGCGATGATCCTGGGGCCGCCAACGAGCGGGCAAGCACACGGGTTGTGTCGCGCGCCTTCCAAGCGCTGCTGAGTAGGGTTCGACTCCCTCTGTCCGCTCCACTTCTCGCTCTCGCTCTCACCGGCTGCGCGACCCCGCGCTACACGACTGTCTATTGCCTCCCCCACGATCAGGCGCTTCCCGCCGAGCCCCCAAAGGTGAAGGACAAACTCACCGGGGACGCATCCAAAGACGTGGGCGTTCTCGCCGGATCAGCGATCAGGCTCCGCGCCTGGGGCGAGGGGCTTCAATCCATACTCGAAGGTTGCAGGGAGCCTCCGCACTAACGCGGCAAGGCGGGGGATTTTATGCGTGGAAAAACCATCCGAAACGCTCGCCCGTCACGGCGGGAACAAAACCGCCGCGGCTAACGAGCTCGGCATATCGCGTTCGACATTCCGCGATCGGCTCGCCGCCGAATCCCGTGAAAGCTCAATGGTCGTCGTCGGACGATCGACCCTCCGCGACACGACGGGCAATGTCGTTCTCGAATGGGAAAAGACGGCACTGGACCGCCAGAAGGTCCAGGAAGCGCTGAATGCCGCTTACGCCGTGCTGGCCGCCGAACTCCCCAGAATCGCTCCTACGGCCCCTCCACGGGCCTCTGAGGGGCAGCTATGCACGGTTTACACCCTGACTGATTGCCACGTCGGCGCTTTGGCCTGGCACCAGGAGGGCGGGGCCGACTGGGATCTCCAAATCGCCGAGGACACCTTGCTCGGCTGCTTCTTCCACATGATCCAGACCTCGCCGGCCAGTGAAATGGCTGTGGTCAACCAGCTCGGTGATTTTCTGCACTGGGATGGGTTGGAAGCAGTAACCCCTACCTCCCGGCACATTCTCGACGCGGACGGGCGTTTCGATAAGGTCGTCCAGGTCGCTATACGTGTATTGCGCCGCGTCGTGGACATGGCGCTCGCCAAGCACTCCCGCGTTCACGTGATCCTCGCCGAGGGCAACCACGACATAGCCTCCAGCGTATGGCTGCGGCAGATGTTCGCCGCGCTGTATGAGAAAGAGCCGCGGATCACCGTCGAACAATCCCCACTAC